GTTCCTAGGGTTGAGAGTTACCTCTAGTAGCGGCACGATGTCACAAAATGAGATATTGCGTGTTGTCCCTGGTGTTGCAATGACTGTTACTGCGGATGGAAGCGTTACAGTAAGCGTCGATTCTGTCGAATTTTCGGATCCTCTCTTTGAATTAGAGGATATTACTGCTGGAATGCTTGTCGAAGGGTTTGATGATCCTACAATTTCCGTAGCAGCGATCGATATTCTTGCAAATGAGATCACAATGTCTCAAGCAATACCCGCTGGAACGTATGAAGTTAACACAAAGCGTGCATTCCTCCTCGTACAACCGTCAGATTTGACGTTTGCCGCCGCAGATTTGGTGTTTACCGCGCCTTCTGTGGTCAATGCTACCGCAAGAGCGCGTCTTTTTGTCGGAAAATCTGGTGGAAGCGCGTATGTATACAAAAAATCCCGTGAAATTGCGCATTATGATGGTGTAAGGCACAATGGTGACGGTTCTGTTACGCTTCTAAATACGGTTAGGGGCAAAAAAGAGACCGAAATCGCCCAACATTTGCGCAACGACCACACTTTCCAACACGAATTTGTCTAAATGGCGGCATTAGCACTACAATCTGGTGTATGTACTGGTCACGGTTGCTGGCCACCAGCTAATTTTGCGGTTGCACAGATCACAAACGTGATGGTGACCAAGCAATTTCCTCTTTCTACAGGGGATGTTCGTGTTATTCACTGTAAACCGTGTGGTAAAAACCCTGCGTGTCACCCTGGTGTTGTTGCTGCATCCTGTGGAACAGTGATGGGAGGGGTAGGAGCTCCTGCAATTCCTGTTCCTAGCAGTAAAACAGGTGATGTAGAGACAGATGCTATCCTTGCTGCACTAGCACCTAAGTACTGTGCTGCTAGAAAACCTATTGCAAAGATTGCAGACTCAGTTGGTTGCGGATCAAGTATTGCCGTAGGTGCACCTAATGTGCTATTATGCAGTGGAGGTAGCGCAGTCGCTGCCCTTGCTGCCGCTGCTGCAGCAGCTGGTCTCCTAGCAGGTGCATTTCCTATCCTTGGTATCCCCTCTATTGGTGGAGGTCAAGGTAAAAATGGACCTAGCGACGGACCAAACTCCGCACCTGGAGACAACGCTGAAACACTTTGTTCTAATTAAATGGCACTTTACGGAAAATCTATGGGCTACACGCCCGCTCGCCCCAAGAAAACTCGCCAGGGTAAGTCTTCTAATAGTAAACTTGCTGCATCTTCACGCAATGGCGCTAAGAAAGCGTACCGTGGTCAGGGTAAATGAGACCCGAGACCCGCAAATCTATGGAGATGCTGTTCACTGCTAAGTGGAATTTGCCCAAAGCAGCAGTCCACTGTGGTCTTACTAACAAAGAAATGAAGATCACGTTCAACGAATACTGTACATTCCACCCTTCGACTTACAATATCGATGAAGAAACTTCTGTATGTCTCCCGTGACACAGAGTTGGCGCTCATTGAAGCACTAACTTACAGAATTCAGATGATGGAATATGATTGGGACCCCAAAGATACGTGCTTTTTGTGCGTATCTCCTGATTATTCCGCTATTGTTACACAATTGTTGGCGCATTGGTTGTCAAAAGACGGCGAAATGTACCATATCGAGTCCGTTAACGTCCCATTTCCCGATGAAGACAAGTATGAGTACGAAGTTACCTTCGCTCAGAACCTTGTAGACTGGAGATGGATGTGGAAACGCTTCGTTTTGATCGAAGCTGGCGTTATTAGAGGTGGAAATTACACCTGGATCACTAATGTTCTTAAAAATGTCGCTCCAGAGTGCGAATTTACCACTCTAACTATGTACGAAAACGTTCATAGTAAGTTTCAGAGCGATATTGTCGGTAATGTTTACGATGATGAGGTCGAAGATCTCCATTTTTGGTGGGAAAGACCTAATAATCACTGGACTGGGCGCTGATGCGCCCTTTTTTTATGGTCCTAAATATTAAGTCGGGATAGAACCCCGTAAAAAGTTCTCCTGCAAACCATTAGGAGACGTTTGATGTCCATTCCAAGAAAGACACCTGTAGATTATGGCGATGAATTCGTAAAACAGGGTATGGTGCTCATCACTGACCCCCGTGCTGATGCATTATTAAACAAGGCAAGTAAGAAAAGACAAGTTCCCCAACCTGACTATACAGAAAGGTTCGAGAACTGATATACATAGTAAAGAACCCTAATCTACAATGCCAAGAGAGGTCAAATTTAAAGACCTATCCATCTCGATGGGTCTCAATCCCATCACAGAAGATGTTCTGGTGACTACGGGTGAAGCCGCAGTCAAAAGGGCGTTGTACAATATTATTATGACCCGTAAGGGGGAGAGGTTCTTTAAACCAGATCTCGGTAGCAACATTGCCGAACTTCTGTTTGAACCTCTAGATGCCGCTACTGCTTCTTTAATTCAAGAAGAGATTACATACGTAATTAGAAAGTACGAACCCAGAGTCAATCTGCTTCGTGCTGATGTAGATGCTAATTACGATAACAATGGTTTTGATGTTGCTATCTCATTTGAGATTGTTGGTGTCGAAACTGACGTTCAAGTACGCGAAGTAGAATTCTTCTTAGAAAGAACACGATAATGTCTTACATTCAGGTTGCAAACTTAGATTTTGATCAGGTAAAGCAGGCGCTCAAAGAGTACCTGAGGTCTAATAGCGACTTTACTGATTACGACTTTGAAGGTTCGACATTATCGACCCTGCTGGATGTTCTTGCTTATAACACCTACTACACGGCGTTTAACGCCAATATGGTAGTCAATGAAGCATTCCTTACTTCCGCCACTCTCAGGGACAATGTGGTGTCTCTGGCGAAGCAAATTGGTTACGTTCCGAAGTCAACAGTAGCACCGACTGCAGTAATTCAGATTACTGCTAATTTTTCTGCTGAACAGAATATTCCAGAGACTGTTAAGTTACCACGAGGGTCGCAGTTTCTAACCCGAATCAATGGAGTCACATATTCCTTCATTACACCCAAGGATTATGTCGCTGGATTAGATTCCAACTATCTTGCAACGTTCCAAGATGTTGAAATCAAAGAGGGTAATTACGTTCAAGAGAATTTTACCTATAATGCTTCAATTCCTCAACGTTTTGTTCTGAGGAACTCTAATATTGATACTAGTACCATTAAGGTAACGGTTAGGGAAACATTAGATAATACGAATGTTACTGAGTATAGATTAGCAGACAACATCATTGGTTTTGATGGCAATTCTGCAATCTTCTACTTACAAGAAGGCGAAGATGAGAGATATGAAATTATTTTTGGTGACGGGGTATTAGGAAAGAAACTCCAAACCAACAATTACATCGAAATCTCTTACATTGTGACTGCTGGTGCGGATGCTAATGCCGCCAGAGTGTTCACATATGCCGCTGTACTGGAAGATGCTGTAGGTAACTTCAATTATGCACCTGAGATCAATTTAACAACTATTACAGCGGCGTCTGGAGGCGAAGAACTTGAGTCAATCGACAGTATTAAAAGAAACGCTCCGAAATTTTTCAATTCGCAAAATCGAGCAGTTACCGCAGATGACTACGAATCCATTATCCGTAATATATACCCTGCGATTGCTGACATTGTTTGTTTTGGTGGAGAAGAAGCTGACCCTCCCGAGTACGGAAAGGTCAAGATTGTAATCAAACCTAGTTTTGCGTCAAAACTGTCGCAATACACAAAAAATTTAATATCAACAGAACTTAAGAAGTATGCTGTGGTGTCTGTGACACCAGAGATCGTTGATCCTTCTATCACTTATGTTGAATTAGACTCAATTGTATACTACAACCAGTCCAAGACAACTCTTAACGATTCGCAGTTGAAAGCAGAGGTTATCCAATCGCTTTCTTCTTATAGATCTACATCTGATCTAGAGAAATTCAACGGTAGGTTTAAATATAGTCGTGTCGTCGGTATTATTGATGCTACCGATGATGCGATTACATCTAATGAGACTTCTATTAAGTTAAGAAAGGATTTTATCCCTGTTCTTAACACGGTAACACAATATGAAATTTGTTATCAAAATATTATCAAGAGCGGGTGTTCAGAACCTGCTGTTCAGAGCACAGGATTCGTTTTAGCAGACTTCCCTAGTGACATTGTATACCTTGCTGATGATCAGGTAGGAAATATCTACCTTTATAAGATTGACCCGACTACAAAAGACCGTTTTGTCTTGAATTCGCAAGTCGGTACCGTTGATTACCTCCGTGGAGAGGTTATGTTAAATCGGTTAAATATAATCAAGGGAACTTATGATGATGACAGGATTGAACTCCGTGTATTGCCCAAAAACAAAGACATTAATGCACTGCGTGAAGCTTACTTAAGTCTCGACTTAACAAGCAGCGTCTTCCTTATCAAAAAAGAATCGTTAATCTAATAAATGGCAGGTCCTAGTCTCGCAGCACTGATTGATAATCAGTTACCAGATTTTATTGTCGAGGATTACCCCCTCGTCACAAACTTCCTGTCGAAATATTATGAAGCGATCTCGATTAGTGAAGGTCCGCAGGATATTATCAACAATTTTGAGAAGTTTCTCGATGTAGATACTTTCTCACCTGAAGTCTTAGTTAAGACTTGCAGTTTACAGACGGATTTACCTCTTAGCAGTGACAAAATCCATATCTCTGTAGATTCGACAGATGGATTCCCTGATAAGAACGGTCTTATAATGATCGATCAGGAAATTTTCCTGTATGAGAGTAAAACTACGACAATGTTCGTAAATTGCGTTAGAGGATATAGCGCAAAGACAAAGATTGGCGATTTATATAACGATATTACTTTTGTTGAGAGTAATGTTCAGGTTCACAAGCAATTTGCTGAAGTTAGCAATCTGAGCAACCTGCTTTTGGCAGCTTTGATCAAACAATATGAGGAACAGTACACTTCTGGTTTCCCATATCAGTATCTGAGAGATCAAAGTAACAAAAACTTACTTGTTAAGCGTATTAAGGACTTTTACCAAGTCAAGGGTACGCCACAATCTCTGGAATTCATTTTCCAGATTCTTTTTAGTGTTAAACCAGACATTTTCTATCCAAAAGAGAATGTCTTTAAGGCATCCGAGTCTGGATGGAACAGTAAAGAACTTTTACTGGTTGAAGTCATCTCTGGAGACATCAGGGAGATCGTTGGTAACGAAATTAGACAAACACCCGATCCCTACAACCCCGAACTGACTACATCGACCGCAATTATTGATAATATCGTCGGTGAACCTTATCAAGGCAGTCGTCTTTACACATTAACGGTTTCTCCTGGTTCTAAGGCAGGTAGATTTGCAATTGCACGTCGTTCTTTCCTAATGAACGATCTTTCGGAGAATGCTGGGGTTGGAGATCGCATCGATGTGTTCTCTACTATCGGTTTTCCCGAGAGAGACGGTCGTGTTGTCATCGGTGAAGAAGAAATCACCTATAGTACGAAGACTGCGACTCAATTCATCATTGCTGAGCGCGATGCTGTCAATATTGACGCCGCGGCCAAGAGAAAGTTCTCTCACAAGAAAAATGTGCGTTGTTTTACTAAAAACAACCTCTCTGGATACTACCAAGATGATTTTGGTATTCAACGTGAAGTTAAACTAAGAATCTATGGTCTTATCTCTGGTCTTACAAGTCAGGGAATCGAAAAAGACAGTTCTTTTGGTTTAAACTACGACGAACAGTCGGAAAACTACTTTGATGTCGAAGATGGCGGCATTCCTTATGTCACTCTTGACAATATGGTCGAATTTTCCTCTTCTGGATTTTTCGACGACGAACCAATGACTAATGAGTGGATTGTCAACGAAGACTTCACTAAACTCTCTGCATCTGATCCTACAAACATTGGATCTAGCAGCATTAAGGATAAATTGTTGTCAAACGTGACTGCAATCTATCGCGACGAGAATAATTACTATATTGCGTCTTCTGGATTCCCATCATATCCAATTGGACCTTTTGATAACACCAAAGTTCCCCAGGATCAAGAACACCTCAAGATTCTGCCTAGAACTCCTATTAATGCATCAACCAAGCAGACATCTACAGCAGCAGAAGTCGGTGTCCTTGTTAATGGCGTTCCTCTTTTAAATCACAGGTCTCCCGAGAGTATTGCTTTTGGTTCAGTTGCATCTATCAACATTACCAATAGTGGTAGAG